AAATGAAGCTTTATTAAATGGATATATCGGCAGACTTGCTGGTATTGATATTTTTGAAAACGCAAATATCTCTATTGATGCTTATGATGATTCATTCGGTGCAGTATTTCACCCAATGTCAATCGGCTTAGCATTAAAAGAAGATTTCAAAGTAGAAACTCAAAGAGACGCATCTCTAAGAGGAACTGAAATTGTAGCATCAATTACATACGGAGTAGGTGTATTAAAAGACACTTACGGAGTATCTGTAAAAACTGATACTGCTCTTTAATTAGTTTAACTTGGTGGGGTGTAAAAGCCCCATCAACCAAATATTACTATGGCAAATTTTACAGTAGATGCAGATTTAACTTTTTATCAACCAGATATTCTTACGTTTGGTATTGCATCATTCACAAGTCCAAATGATTACCACGCACAAGCAAGAGCAGATATAGAACGAGATTTAAGAATAAGATGGTTTCCTATTTATTCAAAAGAAACTTATAGAGATATTTCAATATTAAACACAACTGAAATGGACGCAACATTATTAACTGATGCACAATTTAAAAGAGCAAGTGTTTATAAAGTAATTGGTTCTTATGCTTGTCCACAATTAACTAAATTTAATTCAAATGATAACCCTGATAGATTCCAAGTTATGATGAAACATTATCAACAAATGTATGCTGATGAATTTGAATCTATTTTAAGAGATGGTGTTGAGTATGATGCTGATGATTCTAATACAATTATCAATGCAGAAAAAGCACCTTATCATAGACTTAAACTAATTAGATGAAATTAACTGTTGAAGATAATTCATTACAAGTTGCTAAGAACTTTGAGAAACAAGTAAGAGAACAACCACAAATAGTTAAGACTGCATTAGGAAGAACTGCTGAGTTCTTAATGGGTATTATTAAACAAAGAACTACTAGAGGTCAAAATGCAGATGGTAATTCTTTTCCACCTTATACAGAAGCTTATAAAACATTTAGAAGTAATGCAGGGCGACAAACACAGTTTCCTGATTTAACATTCTCAGGTCAAATGCTATCTAACATTACACAGAAGTCATCACCAACAGAAGCTATTATTTATTTTGCAAACAAATTCCAAAACACTAAAGCACTAGGCAATCAGAAGAAAAGAAAATTCTTTGCTATTGGTGCAAGAGAGATACAACCTATTATGAATGTATTTATGAAAGAATATAACAAACTATCTAAAATCTAATGAGCAAACGAGAAGATATAGCATCTAATATTATTACAACAATTTCAACTGGCACATCTCCTATAACTTTAAAAAAAGTTACTAGAGAACCTTTTAATGTTGATGAGTTATCTGAACAACAATATCCAGCTTGTTTTGTGCAATCAGGTAATGAAACTAGATCAGATCAAACAATAAGTTTTACAAGTGCATTAAGAGAAGCATTAGCAGATTATGTAATCGTTGGTTATGTTAAAGGAACTCCAACAAATATTGACACAAAAAGAAACGAGTTAATTACAACGATTGAAACAAGATTAAATTCTGATAGAACACGTGGTGGGTATGCAAAACAAACTCAGGTAGTAGAAGTTTCTACTGATGAAGGAGTTTTATTCCCAATAGGTGGTATCAGAATGGTGGTGCGAGTTATGTATCAATACACTTCTGGCACACCTTAACATAAACAAACAAGGAAACAAATATGGCAACACATACTGGCTCAGAAGGTGTAATAAAAGTTGGCACAACAACTCTTGGCGAACTTAGAAGTTATACTTTAGAGCAAACATCTGACACTATTGAAGATACTTCATTAGGTGATACTACAAGAACTTACAAAGCTGGTTTAAAAGGTTTTTCTGGTTCAGCATCATTATTTTTTGATGAAGCTGATGCAGGGCAAATTTTACTAGTTGTAGGTGGTTCAATAACAATTAAAGTTTTCCCAGAAGGTGCAAGTACTGGAGATAAATTTTATGAAGGTTCTGCAATAGTAACAGCTTATAATATATCAGCATCATTTGATGGAATGGTAGAAGCTGAATTAACATTTACTGGTACTGGTGCATTATCATTATCAACACAATAATTAATTAGAAAAGGAAGATATGAACGTAATAGATAGAGTTAAAGCACAATTTGAAGCTTTAGGCATTAAGAAGATTGAGGTAGCTGAATGGGGCGAGGAAGGCAAACCTTTAATAATATATTGCTCACCATTTACTTTAGGTGAAAAAAGAAACCTTTTTAAAGGTGCTAAGAATGATGATTTAGGAGTATTGGTAGATGCAATAGTTCTTAAAGCAAAAGACGCAGACGGAAATAAAATATTTAAGCTAGATGACAAGCTAACATTATTGAATAATGCTGATGCAAATGTTATAGCTAGAGTAGCAACAGAAATGTTGTCTGGTGTTTCTTACGAGGAAGCTGAAAAAAAGTAAGATTTGATTCGGAGTTGTATTCCGTACTCTCTTTGGGTCAAGAATTGAAAATGAGTATGGAAGAAGTTTTGTGTTTTACACAAGATGAATTTTATTATTGGATAGCATATTTTAAGGTGAAGGCAGAACGAGATAAACTACACTATGGCAGATCAGCAACTAAACATAAAACTTAATGCGATAGATAGCACAAAAAAAGCATTTAACGATTTACAAAACAATCTCAAACAAACAAACAAAGAAGCTAATAATTTAACAACATCTTTTTTAAGTGTTAAAGGTGCAATATTAGGATTTGCTACTGGTGCAACACTAACTGGAGTAGTTAATCAAACAAGAAAATTCCAAGATCTACAAACTACTTTAAGTAGAGTAGCAGGTTCAACTGAGAACGGAACACAAGTATTAAACTTCTTAATTGACTCTACTAAACGATCTACATTTACAGTACAAGACTTAGCAAATTCTTTTATAACTTTATCTACTGCTGGTATTAATCCAACTGAGAGATTATTAAAAATATTTACCGATACTGCTTCAGCATCAACAGATCAATTAGATACATTAAATGATTTAACAAGATTATTTGCCAAAGGTGTTCAAGGGGGCTTAGGTTTACAAGGTTTAAATCAGTTAGTTGCAAAAGGAATACCTGCATTTAAAATATTAGAAAATGAATTAGGTTTATCAAAAGATGGTATTGAGAAATTTGCCAATACTACAAGAGGTGCAAACAAAATATTAGAAGCATTATTAAATGGTTTAGAAAAATCATTTGCTGGTGCTACACAAGAAAGAGCAAATAATTTATCAACAGCTTTATCAAGAATAGGTAAAGAATCAGATTTAGTTTTATTAAAAATTGGAGAACAAGGTTTAACAAAATCTATTAGTGATTTAGCTGAAGCATTTTCATCATTAACAACAGAAGGAGATGCTCTTTTAGAATTTTTAGGTAAATTAACTAGTGCAACAGTAGATAGTGGAACAGGATTTGTAAAATTTGCTAAAGATGTTGCCAATGCTTTAAAGTTTACAGTAAAACAAGAAATAGATGATGTTAATAAAGCATTTGATTTGTTATTTAAAAGAACTGGTAATGCCAAAGTTAATGTATCAGGAACTTTTACTTCACCAACTGAAATAACTGGCAGATCAACTGGCTTACCAAAAAAAGAAGTAGTACCTACTCCACTATTAGATTTTCAATTAGTTATTAAAAGAGTTATTGAAGATAACCAAAATAAACTTGATTTAATTAATGATGCTTTTTTTACAACACAAGGATTAACAAAAACAATAACAGATACTCTTAATGCTGGTATATCTCAATTTTCAGAAAAAATAGCTGAGTCTATTGTATTGGGCAAACAATTATCAGATGTATTTAAAAACATAGGTCAAAGTTTACTAATTAGTATTTTAAAAACAAGCATTGAAATTTTAGGTAGAGAAATATTAAATTTATTCTATGCTAAATTACAAACATTTGAAATAGTACAACAGATAGGAAAATTATTAGAAAAACTAGCTGTTGAAAGAGCAATTACAAGAGAGAAAGAAAGACAAGCTAGTGCAAGTTCAGGTAGTGGGGGTGGTTCTGCTGAAGGTCAAATAATATCAGCTATTGTTGGTTCTTTTTTTAAAGCTGAAGGTGGTGCTGTTAGTGCTGGAACTCCTTACACAGTAGGGGAAAGAGGTAGAGAATTATTTGTACCTAACACAAGTGGAACTATTGTGCCTAATCACGATATGGGGTCAGGAACTAATATTACATTTAATATTCAAGCAAATGATGTTAGAGGTATAAAAGAATTGTTAATTGATAATAGAGCAACTATAATTAACTTAGTTAATCAGGGTGCTAATCAAAAAGGAAAATCTAACGTAGTATGAGTGGAACATTCCCATCAAGCCCAGCACCTAGAGATGTTGCTATAAGCACAAATCAAAATACTATTGTAACTACAACTGCTTCTGGCAGACGACAAGCTAGACAAATAGACGGACAAAGATTTAGATTAAGAGTTAGATTCCCAATTATGACTAGAGCAGAATTTGCACCTATAAATGCTTTCGTAATGAAACAAAGATCACAAATGGAATCATTCCAATATGTGCCACCAACAATAGATGATGCTTTAGGAGTTGCTTCAGGAGTTATATCAGTAAATGGTGCTATTAGTGCAGGAGTTACTTCTGTTGCAATAGATGGTATGGCAAACAGCACATCAGGAGTATTTAAAGCTGGAGATTATTTTAGATTTACTGGTCAAACAAAAGTCTATATGGTTATGGCAGATGTATCATCTAATGGTTCTGGTCAAGGAACATTAACTTTTGAACCACCATTAAGAGCAAACGTAGCTGACAACACAGTTCTAATTTATTCTAATGTAGATTTTACAGTTGGACTAACTGGAGATATTCAAGAATTTAATATAAGCACAGAAAATTATTTCCAATACGAAATTGATCTTATAGAGGTATTGTAATGACAAGATCATTAAGTGCTGGAGTAATAGCCGAGATAGCCACAAACAAACTTAATCCAGTTGAACTTATTTATTTAGGTATTAGTACTGGAACATATTACACAGATCACTACAAAGATTTAAGTTATGATGGCAATACATACACAGCTTCATCATTATTTTTAGGAAGTTCTGAAGTTCAAGAAACTGCTGACGTTTCTGTAAATACATTAACACTTAAATTTTCAGGGGCAGATCAAACAATCATAGCTTTATTACTTAATAACAATTACATGAACAAAGTAGCAAAAGTTTATAGAGGTTTCTTAAATGATAGTCAGGCATTAATAGCAGACCCATTTCTTTTATTTGATGGAAGAATATCTAATTTTTCATTGGAAGAAAATGCAACAACATCATCTGTTAATATTATTATAACTTCTCATTGGGCAGATTTTGAAAAAGTATCTGGTAGAAGAACTGCTGAAAATTCACAGAAGCTTTATTTTCCTAACGACAAAGGAATGGAATTTGCAAGTAAGACTGCACAAAAAATTAAATGGGGTTCAGCTTAATGAATGATTTATATAGAGTAGTTCATTTATACAGACAGTTTCCTAAATTTGACAAATACACTTATGCAGATTTAGTTAAGATAATAACTCCATCTTTAAATTTAGATCAATACCAAATTCACAAAGTGGGTAATGAAGATATTGGATTTACTAATTGGGCTTATTTAAGCGACACAGTTGAACAAAGATTTAAACTTACTGGCAAATTAAAACCAAACGAATGGAATTGTGGTAACAATATTTGGCATATTGAAACAGTTGCTAAAAGCCATTTAAGACAAATTATGAAGTGGACTAAAGAATATTTTAGAGGAAAGCTAGATGTAAACCAATCTATTAAATGGTTAAGGATTAAAGATCATAATATTTATAGAAGATCAGAAAAATATAAAAGAGAGTTTCATATACACTTATGATAAATTATTTTGATTCAATATCTGAAATAGCAAATAGGATTTTTAATAATCTTATCAATGGAACTAATATTGAACTTAACATTTCTGGCTTTGACCCAATAACTGCTGCGATTATTCAATTCGTTATAG